TAAACCCCTTTGGTATGTGGATATTATTTTTAGATGATGGTTGTTTGCACCAAAAACCTACACCATCTTTATCCCTAAGTGAACAACCTGAAGTCATGGATGCTTTACAAGAATGGCTCTCAAAGCCTGCTAATGGTACTTTTGAGTTCCATAGATACCAAGAAATGAGTATAGTACTCCAGCAAGAAAATGAGATACAAAGATTTATTAACATGTATTTAGCACCTTTTGAAAAGCTCACCCCTAAATGTATGGAATACAAAATCCATTTCAAGAGATAGTCCATCAATGGAAGTTATTTTAAGACCATTTCAATTCTGTAATCTAACTGAAACAAATGTGAAACATGAAGACACTTTAGAAACACTCAAAGAAAAGGTTAAAGCAGGTGTAATCTTAGGTATCCTACAAGGGTATGAGACTGACTTTACAGCCCTCTTAAACCCTGGATGGAGCTTAAATGCCAAAGCTGAGCCACTCCTTGGTGACTCCTTAACAGGTTTAAGAACACATCCAGTACTTGGTAATGTTTCTGAAGAAGCTGAAGCTTGGCTAAGAGAACTTAAAACAACAGCCAGAGCTTATGCTAAAGCTGTTGGTAGCCAGATAGGAAAAGCTTATACAGCAGTCACAACAGTTAAGCCTAGTGGAACTGTAAGCCAGGTGCTTGGAACCACAGCAGGCCTTCACAACAGCTATGCAAGATATGTAATTAGGAGATTAAGAATCAATAGGAAGGACCCTCTTGTAGAGGAGCTTAAGAAGTATCCAATACACACAGAGCCTGATGTTTATAATGGTGACACTCTTGTGCTTAGCTTCCCTTTAGAATATCCTCAACACAAGACAAGAGACACTCTAGAACAGCTTAGCTATTACCTACAAGTAGCTCATAACTGGGCTGACCATAACCCTTCAGCTACAATAACAATCACAGAGAACATGTGGGAGAGTGTTAAAGAATGGCTTAAAGCCAATTATAAAGATATTATAGGTATTACTTTCTTACCAACATATCATACACTAGTTCAAGCTCCTTATGAGGCTATTGATAAAGAGCAATATGAAAAGCATTTAGAAGCTTGGAAACATCTTAAGAAAGATAAGATAAATCTTGATTTAAAACCTGAACTAGCTGATATAAGCTTTAGCTCTAAAACTTATGCATGTTCAGCTGATGGAGGATGTGAAGTAGATAATCTTTAGGAGGTGTTAAGCTAACATGATTAGAAAGCAAGGAGATAAGTGGGTTTTATACAGTAAAGATGGCTCAAAGAAGCTCGGAGTATTTAAGACTAAAGATGCAGCTCTTAAGAGAGAAAGACAGATAAGCTACTTTAAGCATCTTGCAAAGAAAGGAGGTAAATGAGCATGGAAATACCTAGATTATCTAAAGAGTTAATACAAATGCTTGATGAGATTTTCCCAGAACAAACACCAGATATAGCTTGGCCTGATAGAGAGATTTGGGTGTATGCAGGTAAAAGAGACTTAATAAGAAAGTTAAAGCAGTGGCTTCAAGACACTGAGGAGGTGGATTTAAGTGACCAATAAAACTTTAAAAGAAAGATTTGATAAGTTAGATGCTGCAAGGCAAGGGGTTATAAACACAGCTGAGAAGTGTGCTGAGCTGACTTTAAGACACATCTTCCCACCATCAGGGACTGATAACAACACCTATCTTGGAAAGCCTTGGCAAGCAGTAGGAGCTAGAGGTGTCAACAACTTAGCTTCAAAGATGCTTATAGCTTTGCTTCCTCCTGATGGAGGTTTCTTTAGATACACTTTAGATCCTAATGTAAAAGCTTCATTAGAGGTTGAGGTGTTAAGACAAGCTGAGAGTATCTTAGCACTTTCAGAAGAAGTCACACTACAAGCTTTAAACAACTATACTTTAAGACACACACTCTTTGAAGCCTTAAAACACGTCATCATCACAGGTAATGTAGCTCTTTGGGTGGACACTAAAAAGAACAGAATGAAACTCTACAACTTAAGAGACTATGTAGTGACCAGAGATAAGGCAATGAATCTAACTAGTGTAATCTTAAAAGAGTCTGTAGATGTTGATGTGCTCCCTCCTGAAGTAAGACAGTTTGTGCTTCAAGAGAACCTCACAAAGACTGACCAAGCTGATTCAGGAAACATTACAGCTGATGAAGAAAACCCTTATGTAACTCTATACACAGGTGCTAAACTCATAGAAGGTAAATGGGAGATGTGGCAGGAGGTTGAAGGTGTTGAAGTGCCTAAATCAAGACACCAAGTTTCAAGACTTCCTATCTTAGTTTTGAGATGGTCTAATAACATCTATGGAAGAGGTATGATTGAACAAGTCTTAGGAGATTTAGACACCCTTGAAACACTCACTAAAGCAGTCACAGAAGGCTCTATAGCAGCTTCAAGAGTTATCTTTATGGTGAAACCACACACAATTACAAATGCTTCAAAACTTGCTAGAGCTAGAAATGCTTCAATCATTGAAGGTAACCCTGATGATGTAGGCACCTTACAAATGAACAAGTATGCTGACTTTAGAGTAGCTCTAGAAAGGATTGCTATCCTTGAACAGAGACTCAATCAGATGTTCTTAATCTTCCAACCTAGACAAGCTGAAAGAGTTACAGCAGAGGAGATTAGAAGGCTTACTGAAGAGTTAGAGGCTCTCCTTGGAGGTGTCTATACACTCTTAGCTGAAGAACTTCAGAAACCTCTTTTAGAGTTAGTGTTTGAAGATATGCAAAAGAGTGGTAAAATACCTAAGATGCCTAAAGATGATATACACGTGACAGTCCTTACAGGGTTTGAAGCTTTATCTAGAACTACAACCTTAAACAAACTCTTAACAATGCTTAATGCTATTGCTTCAGTGCCTGATGCTTTACAGTACATTCAATGGGATGAGTATTTAGCAAGAGTCTTAAACAGTCTAAACATCAACCCTAAAGGTCTTGTAAAGACACAAGAGCAGTTACAAGCTGAGCAGCAAGCTATGATGCAACAACAGACAGCTACACAAGTAGCAGGTCAACAACTACTACAACAGGGTCAAAACCCTAAAAACTTATAAGGAGGTGCTTTATGGTAAATATAGAGCTTGTAAACACAGATGATGGGATTCTCATTGGCTTAAAGGGTGAAGAATTTACAGCTTTAGATGTTGTTGAAGGACTTGCGTTAGGAAGTGTAGGAACACTTAGAAACATAGTTCAAGATGCAGAGTCTTTTGGTGAAATTGAATTAGAAGAATTAGTAAAAGTGTTTCAAAACATGTTTGATGCAGGAATCAAAGAAGCTTTAGCAGAAGATGAAGGAGGTAGGTAAGTATGGCAGTTGAAAGAGGAAGTGCAGATATGACTCAAGGAGCACCTATAGAAGACACTCAAGAAACTCTTCAAGAGAACACACAAGAAACCACTGAAGAGGTGAAAGAAACTGTTCAAGAAGCACCACAAGTAGAAGCTACATCTGAAGAAGCTAAAGGAGAAGAAGGTAAGAGTGAAGAAGATGTTAAGCTTCCTACAATACCTGAAGAGAAAGCAGAAGAGCAAACAAAGAAAGAGGAAGACACAGGAGCAGAGCCTGAGAATGAGAAGGCTATGATTGAAGCACTTCAAGAGTTAGTGTTTAAAGATGAAGTTACAGAAGAAGATTTAAAACCTTTAGTAAGCAAAGGCTATGACCCTGCAGTGTTGCAATTGACACTAAAAGGTATGAAGGCTGAAGTTAAAGAAGTTGTAGACGGCCTCTATAAAGAAGTTGGGGGTAAAGAACAATGGCAAGAGTTAGCTGAGTGGGCTACAGCAAACCTTAATGAAGATGAGAAGACTGAGTTTAATGAGCTCATGACTTCAGGAGACACTAAAGCTATGAAATGGGCTATGAGAGGTTTGAAAGCTTTACATGCTACACAGAGTGCTTCAAATGAGCCTCAAATGCTTTCAGGAACAGCTGATGCAACACCAAGCATTAAACCTTTTGCAAACTACAGAGCTTATATAGAAGCTGTAAAAGACCCTAGATACAACAAGTCAGCAGAATATAGAGCTCAAGTTGATAAAGCTTTTGAACTCAGTGCTAAGTTAGGAAGGCTTTAAGAAGAAATACAGGGAGACCTTAAAAGGGTCTCCTTTTCTTTTATAAAAGTATTTTTAAACTTTAGGATTCTTTAAGCGGTGTGTAGAATAGTTTAATGAAGCACAAAGAAGCATATGCTTAAACCAAGGGTCTAAGAGTTGTTTAGAAGCATTTAAGAGTCTGTGAGTGTGATTAGTATTACTGAGGTAATATAAAAGCTCTCAGAGGCTGTTAGAGGTCTTCTTGGACAGCTTTTAGACCACCACAAAACTTTAAAAACAAGGAGGGGTTCTTATGGCTTTCAACATAAACAGCATTTCAAGACCAGGTGAAAACAACGGTGGTGGAGATTACAGAGCTTTATTTTACAAAAAGTTTGCAGGTGAAGTTTTAGCAGCCTATGAACAAAAGAATGTTTTTGCAAACTTAATCTGGCAAAGAACTATTGCTAAAGGTAAATCAGCAGCATTCCCATTAATCAAAGACGCTGATGCTCCAACACTATTTATCCCAGGAAGCGTATTAGAAAGTACAAAAATTGAACAAACAGAGATTGAAGTACCTATTGATGGTTTAATCATAGCTCACACCTTTGTAGCAAAAATAGATGACTGGATGAATGAATTTGAAATCAGAGGTAAGTATGCAGCTAAATTAGGCTACTCAATGGCTAAAAATGTAGATGTAAACATTGCAGCTGAATTGATAAAAGCTTCAGGAGATGGAGAAAGTGCTCAAATAGATTTAACTTCACAAGCATCCACAGTAGCAGCAATAGATGCTTCAGAATTAGTTGCTGCTATTTTCCAAGCATCTCAAACTCTTGATGAAAAGAGTCTTCCAGATGATGAAAGATACTTGGCAGTGTCACCAGCTGTGTATTACAAACTCTTTGACTACTTATCAGCTATTGATAAAGACTATGCAGGTAAAGGTTCTATAGCAACAGGACAAATCATAGAATTAGCTGGTTTTAAAATTGTTAAAACAAACACCTTAAAAGGTCTTAACAACATTGCAGATGCAGGGTCAGCTACATTAGGCTCTGACTACAGTGCAGAAGGTGGAAGAGACCATGTTGTAACTGTATCTGAAGGTGCTGGTGGAACTGGTACAGCTGGTGTTTTAGGTGTTGCTTTTGTACCTGAAGCAGCTGCTATGGTTAAACTCAGAGA